GGTCGTGCGCTTAAAGCGTTGACAACATTTAAAAATCTACGTATGCCTTACGGCATAATAATTCTTTAAAGTATCTTATACCGTATAACAGTTGGTTTTTATCCATCTGCCCACTCCACACGTCGAAAGTGGTAGCCCCAAGGGCTGTGTTCTCTTTAGTACCGCCAAACGGTACCTGGTCCTATAAACCAGTGAAGTGAGAAATCTTCACCAGCAGCAGAATACAACATAAACACATTTCTCATAATGTCATTCCCAGTTGGGGTGTTAGAATATGTGATAAACTGCATTCGCGCAGCGTTATCATAGATGTCAGTACCTAGGGAAGTTAAACCTGCTAGGCTTTGAAGTCTATCAACAGCTGGCCGAAAACGGACATTGCTCTGAAAAGGTATTTCGAATTCAATGCCTGGCTGCGCAGACATATCATACAAAACTGAACCATCACCGAAGTCGGATTGATAACCATACATCTTATCGTTAAGTGCGTATCCAAACTCAGTAACAAAAAGATCTCCATCATACTCGACTTTATACCAAGTAGATCCGCTGGATACTGGATTCGTCATTCTGGTTACTCGTCCTACTAAACCATTGATATTTCTACTAGTCAACAATTTAGTACGAATGGTTCCTCTTTCAAGAGCATAACCCAAACCAAACCACGAGGCGAAACTCCAGCCAACCCTATTGGTAGGAATACCTCCTCGGGTGAAAACCCCATTCGGGGCATCACCAGGTAGTAATGGGTACCGCCACATTCGTAAACTAAGTACAGCATTTCCTGCAGCCGATACGGTTGCCTCTGATCGAGCAGAGTAGAAATACGTATATCGTTTACACAATGCACGGATTGAGTATATAGCTTCACCCATATATACAAGATGGGCGTCTGGTGTTGGACCAGACGAAGGGGACTCACAACATTCTGCATCATCTTGGACAACTTGCTTGTCCGGGATAGCATGGTCTTCCAGCGTTTTCGCAAAAATCTCTTCTTCAAGAGACGCGCTATTAACAGGAAAAGCTTGAAAATCTTTTAGAATGCTCATGTCAGGAACGGCTAACTCAAAATCCGGTCCTGCTTTCATGTAAACATTAATCTCAACAGGATTAATAGTAAAGTTCAAAGTACGATCGGGTACCGATAACTCATTTACTACAGAGATCGTGAGTCTACCATTATCCACACCAGGCAAAAAGACATTACCATCTATAGGAAACACTTCAGTATTGGCATGGGTAGTAAAAGCATCACTAGCAGTAACACGCTTCCAATGTTCCATTTGAGACCATTCCACACGAATAGAAAAATCGTGTGTCTCGGAAATATCTATAACATGCTGAAAATTACGATTATAATCGTAAGCTCCGGCAAATGTACTAGTTGGTTCGTAAACTACACGAAGTCTGCCTTTATGAAATGGAGTAGCGATAACTTCAAACCTATAGTCTATACTGCCTTTCCACCAAGTAAAAGGTATAGAGGCAAAAGTTATAGCAGGTAATTCCATAGGATTATCACTACCGACGGAAGAGATATGGGTCGGCATTATCGGACGAACAGGATATGAACTAATATTTGTTCCAGTACTATGAATCGTTGAAAACGTGACTGTACCGATGTATGACTCAGTCTGAGCTATACAAGCAATAGTCATGTCGTCATCGTTCGACAATCCACAATATGTCCCATCAACTGTAAGTTCCTGCTGGGGATCAACAGTAAGCTTGTAGGGGGTATCACCTCCTACACAAACAGCTGTGTTTGAATAAGGATCTGGCTTCATACGAGCCAAGCCCTTAATATTCGGAGGTCTTGAAAACCCAGCTAAAGTGGCGATTCTGGAAATAGCACGAGAACCAATCTCAGTAGATCGAGCTAAACGCCCTATCAAACTATCACCCATCATATCTGCCACCGTTCCAGACACCGCTGCAACAGCAGAAGCTGGACCTGATATAATTCCATCAGCATCTTCCATCTCCGAAGACTGTGAGAAAACATCACAAGCCGTTAATCCAGACAACTCAATGTCTTCAACCCACGCCCACACAGAAATCTCAACTTTATCATTGGCATCGGTTAAGCTATTGACGTTCTTTAAACTATTAATAACCTCGAACGTTACCTCGCCTATTGTTCGAAAATCTGAGGCCAGAGTCGTTAAATCATACCAATCAGTTATCCAAACAAATGGAAGCTCTAATTCCTGTGTAAAATTGTGAGATGATCCCATTCTTAAACCAGGAAGCTGAGAGGCTGAGGTGTAACGAGTACGTTGATTATACGTAGCGAAACCTGCGAGTGGTAAATAATATACAGCAACAGTTCCATAAAGAAATTTATTGCTGTTTATCATAAAACGTAAATGAATATTACCCCTAAAATTTCGATAAGCTTGTAACTTATTCACAACTGTAGGGTGAGTCATCCATAACGACCATGGGTTAAACTGCGATATTTGATTAAACCTGCTGTTGGCACCTGTCCACTCGACAGTTTGAATCTGAACGGGTCTCTTGAAAAACTCTGCAAGTTCTGCCATTGGCTGAACGGAGCAAAGTAAACCTGCTTGAGAACCCTTTTTAAAAGTTTTCTTTACCATACTTGCATCATCTACAAAGATGGTACTCTGCTGTGTACTCCCAGTTGAGATCGGAGTATTTTTAGAAGTTGAATCTTCTTTAGTTGAATTAGATGCCATAATTCCTGATTTCAAAGCTTTCGCTTGAGCCTCAATGTTAACTTCTAGGGCTTTAGAAGTAATGCTGTTGGGTGCAACCCCCTGACGATAAGCTCGCCGAGTAGCTATAGAATCCCACATTTCTTCGTAGGTTCTCTTCTCAAAACGTATCGAATTTGCTAGACACCTTTCAGCCACCATTTCCTGCCATTTATAATAAACTTCTGGATTATGATGAGCTAAAAATACCATAGCATTTTCAATACATTCGAGGGTTTGTTCATACATAGACATGGCCTTACTACGCACGAACATGTTGAGTAATTTACTAATAGTGTCCAACTCTATTGGAGCACACATAATTCCTTTACTCATAGGATATTGTTCGTAAACGAACCGTCTTTTAAGGAAATTACAATTATCAATGTGATCCTGGTTTGGAGGATCAGGACCATTTTTGTCATTCCCAGTATATCCAGCTGAGAACTTATCAAACCATTTCTTTATAGTTTGAAACCCAAACTCAAAGTGGGCTGAGCTCAGTATATGGTCATCACCGACAGAGATAAGTCGTACTTTCTTTCTAAAGGATCGTACTTCCCCAAACTCTAGAAGGTATGCCAATCTGATATACATACTAGTTACAAAACCATTAATGATGGTTGTGAGAAAATGTCCAGAAGGTTCTGAACATGGCAACATAAATAAAGTCCCATATAATATAAATGCTGCATCACATATGCCATCCATAATAAAGTCCATAACTTTAAAATCCTCCTCATTGAAGTTTCCAGAGTCTCGACACAACGCAATCAAGACATGAAACGCCAACCTCAATGAACTTTTGAGTATCTTTTTATCAAATTTAGGAAAGTCACCGGCTACAATAGTGTTTAGCCCAAATTCCGTTAAATGATCATAAAGATCTTTCCACTCAGGAGACTCAGTATTTAAACCTTGTGCTGTTTCAAAATCAAATCGTCTAATCATTACCACCCGAGCAATAGAACCAAAATATTGTTTGGCTAGAACTAGAAAAGAAAGTGATCCTCCTGTAAAAACACGGGGTTTAAATCTTTTTGATTCCTTAACAACTTCGTCTTTTAATAAAACGTTAAACGTAACCATAGTGCTCATATCACTAAGAGCCTTCTTACGTAACTGTTCAACTTGAGACAAAATTCTTGGATCTATCCATCTGGTTTCTAAATTATAGAAATTGCCGTTAGGCATATAAAAAGGATCACCACTTGACGACAAGTCTTTCACCTTATTTATATAGGCAACACCATCAACTCCAAAAACGGCTTGTTCTATAGTTAGCAACATTAAAGATCTTTTAAAGAGCCTCTGTGGAACTCGAGATCGTATTGAGTCAAGAAGATCATACATACACACTGTTAACGGCCCCAGAGGGATATCAGGGGGATTTGTGGATAATTTAAGCATTTCCCAGTATGGCTTAAAATACCCATCAAATCCTTCATGATATCCGTGCGTTAACACAGGACCACAGTGCTTAATCTCACCGACAGGATAAATCAAGGAATTAACCACCATAGAAGGCTTTTGAGGGCCTCGTTTATTAGCAGTAAACCCCATTAAATCCAAAGTGGAGACTTCATCAACAAAATTAAATTCTGATTTAGAATTTAACTTTGGCTCGTACTGAGGAAGGAAAACAGGTACCTCACAACTACGAGAAGTACCCAACACAACACACTGCTCATTAAGTATCTCAACAGCCTTTGTAAAGGCCTCTCGAGGTAATTGTTGAAAGTATGTTTCTGTGGAAGAAGAAGCAATAACGATTCCTAAAAGATACGACTTTACCAGATCGTCGTTGATCAAAGGACTACCGCAATTTCCATAATCACATGGCATTTTAGCTTTTAGAGCAAAGTTTGTCGTCATTGCCTTGTCAGAATTGGAAATGTTGTAGTTTAGAATTCCATGATGTTGTACAACAGAAACAGATTCTCTCTGAACGTATCTATTATTCTCTGCCACATTAACCCTAAAACAAGTAGCCTCACCCTCATAAGGCTGGGCACGAATTGCTACATCAGGTAATAGGTGAACTCGAGATGGATGCTTGAACATAGTCGTTCGAATATATACCAAATCTCGCTCATTGTCAAAGTAAAAATTTGATCCAAATAGTGTTTCTGTATGATTTCTGTTGAAATTATTAGCTGAAACACTCTCAAATCGAAGAGTTACACTTTTCCCATCAGAAAAATCGACATCATGAAACATATGCTTTACAGTAACACATACATGTCCCTGAAAATATATCGCAACATTAGTTCGATTAGTTTTACCTACAGCCATTGTGACAGCATAGATACTGTGAGTCATAGTTGAATACCATTGCTCTGGATCATTTGGCAGTTTAGAAGCACACAATGCAAGATTACGTACATCAACGGAGTTGGTAAAACTAGAAAGTTGATACTGCTTTTGTATAATATCTGAATCGATTTCTTTCAAAGTCGCGATATCAGACCTGGCAACAGGTATCTCCTTCTCTTTCTTCTTCTTATTTCCCTCTTTCTCTTGGGAAGAAAAACTATAAATAGGAGGACTAGCCCAATACACCATAAATCTTACTAAAGCAGACATAAACATGGTTAATACAACCACATTTACGACAGTTTGAGCCAAGACTCGTGCATGACTAACCGGATCTATACCGAATACAAATGCATAATTCTGACGTCCATCAGCAATCATAGCATCTATTTCAACTTGTTCTTCACCTCTAAACCACCCACGAAGGTGGACAAAAAATTCTTGATAATGAACAAGTCGATCGGTAACATTCGGAAAATTATGAATAAATCTAAGTTTCCACTTTAACTTAAGATAGTGGCGACGTCGATACGTTCTCCACTGTATAGTTTCATATACACGTCTTCGAAATCTACGAGGTAGGATATAACCCTGAGCTTTGTTGTTTATATAACAACGAGGATCAAGGATCTCATTCCACTTTGGTTCATGACACACTCTACCGTCTAGTGTAGGTATGTATGAACCAACTTTAGCTATCAACTCCCCAGGAAGCTTTGCTAAATCTTGTAATGACTTTGAGCGTATTTCACGAGCAACGCAATAATCGCACTGTTCACAATCTGGCTCTCCAGGAAGATGTCCATTAGTGCAAACAGTAAAAAATTGCGTTTGTTTGCTCTCTTTTAGCCGAGCTAGCATTTTGCGCTGTTGGTCCCGATGATTAACAGCTTGATCTCGCAAAAATTTCGCTGCCTCAAAAATACTTACGTCCTTCTTGACAACTTCGAATGTAACATCTTGTTGAAAAGTTTTTTGAAAATCTTTTAAAGCATGGAGTTTCGGAGCATAGATAGTTACGAACCACGCATCAGCCATCTGACCGGCTGGCAAGGCATTACATTTATCCTTGTCCAATTCGCCGTTAGCCGCAGTAAACTCAGGTTTAAGAGTCAAAACTACGGTATGTTGAAAGCGGCGAATAAAGGCTGGCATACACTTCCAATACTCATCAGCAAAGCAAAATTTCTTTCCTAAACCAGGATCAGCAACATTAGATGTCACAGAAATGAGTTTTGGCTTGACTTTATGTTTGCCCATTTTATCGGCTTCGGGCTGTGGCGCTACTGTAACCAAGTTTCCAGTCATTTGGAGAAACATCACCATGTTTTCCATATTCTCTCGAAATTGACCAAAGTCATCAAATCGGCATTCAGACCCAGTAAATTCATGAAAATTCAGCATCCAAGGTTTACCAGGTATATTCTGAACGATATAAGTTGATGGCTTGGTAACATCAACTCCCAGAGCAACTTTAATTACATCAGACAGATAATCAACGCATAATGTCTTACCCACCGAACTAGTGGAATTGACTATGTACACATACGGAGCATAATCTATAGTCTGACCGTTCAAGATCTCTAAAAGTTCTTTTTCTTTCGCAAGAAGAGAACTATACAAAGTGGAAACACGTCCTATAAGAGCGTTATTATTAGTAGCAACTACATCGAAATGTACTTTATCATACAACTGTTTATACTGAAGAACTTTATGAGAAATTTCCTCAATGTTCTCAACAGTAATATCACTAGACAACAACTTAGGAACCTCCTTAAGAAATTCAGCTGCTCTACCCTCACTATATAGTAGCTTGGGATCTAATGTACCGGTTGTAATTAACTCAGTAGTAGATAATCTCAACATTTTAATCAAATCAATAGTAGACTTTAAAACGGTAACCAGAGTGAGTTCAGCATATTCTTTTGAAGAAACTTTGCCAAAAATCATGTTAATAATCCGATTATCCGTAAAAAATCTCGAAATAAGAGAAAAGTGGAGAATATCTTTAACACATTTCATGGCATCACAAGTCTCCATTACTCCCAATACATCATTCATTGTATCAAGAGATCTACCTGAGATAGTGTGCCATATAGAAGTCACCTTTCTATGCACTGAAAATATAGCGATTAGTCGCTTGAATAAAACAACGAGAGATTCTCCTGTGTTATACCACACGAAATTCTCAACTGCATTAAACACATTTTGAACTCTCAGTGTTAGGGGCGCTTTAGCTTGAAACATATACCATGTAGCTACAAAAACGTTCAACATTCTCGAGCTATACTCTAATATTTCCAACGCATTTTTATCTGGTTCTCCTAACATTGAGTTTCTAACCTCTGCTAGAATATCAGATACTACACGCTGTATTTCACTTTCCTTAGGAATCTTCTCCAACTCTTCATTTTCATCATCTGAGGAAAATGAAGAGTATTCAGATTCTAAACTCGAACTACGCTCTACGGCTCCATCAACTATAGGAGCTACTAAATCTAGCTTTTGACGTTCTAATTCGTCATCTAAAAAGGAAGTTACTCCCACTCCTTCGTCTGCCATCTTTGTTTCGATAACATCATCATCCTGAGTTTGTTCTTCGGAAGATTCACCAATATCATCAAAGAAGGCAAAATCTAAACGATCAAGGTATCCGATACCATGTTCATGATTAGATCTCAAAATATATGAAAAAGAACTATGATCTCTTTCGTCGTCATAGTCTGTATCCAAAAAATTGAACTCATTTAAAAACTGTTGCCAGTTTAAAGGAGCTGGAGAGTTTAATCTCGTACAGTATGCTAAAATTTCACCAACTATAAATCGTTCTATATCATTGTCAATACAAGAATCCAAATTCGTGGACAATGTCTTGGCAATAATACGATCACAAAAAATAGTTGATTTGGTATTACATCGCAACGCCTCCTTAAACGTCGCAATTTCTTGTACATACCGTTCATAGCGCTGTACTGGGAGACTTGAATAGTACTTCATCATCTGGTACTCTTCAAATATTCCATCGCCCAACTTTACCGGGTTGGTCCGTGGTCTGGCCTGTGTTCCATGACACTCCTGCAATGTAAAACTTTTCATTGTAAAGGGTCAGGCCAAAAATGGTAGATAGAGGATAAGATTGTAATTAATGTTCGCCAATTACAAAATATTCATTTACTGTTATGCTGGAATACACATAATCACTTTACGATAGTGACATCGCACAAGATTTAAAATAAAATCATTTCATATGTTGCGCCGAGGAATAGTCCTCTAATACTCACACCGCCGTTCTATAGTGACCAAACTATAGTGTGAGGGATTATTAAAAGCTTAAGATTAAATTTTAATCTACATATAGACATAATCATGTGTGCCGGAGCCCTGTGGGCGTAATGCCGGTTCACTTTTCCATGCCATCTAAATGTAGCGTCAAATTGGGGTAACATCAACTACTGCTGTTGAATATAATATTCCTCTAATGGGAACTACGACATCTAATTAACTGTGAGACTTTCACCACTGTGTCAAGATGAAGTTGCAGTAAGCGGTATTTAGAAATAAATAATAATTAAATACTCTTTAACATACGCCTAGTGAAGTTCTTTATTATAGATATAAATCCACTTCAACAAAGACTGGCTGATTACAGCCATCAAGTGTAATAGGTAACAACTAATTAGTAATGGGTAAATGACAAAGAGATTCGCTCAATGGCAAAAACACAAAACTGTTCGTATAAGTGGGTAATTAGAGAAAGAAAGTAAGACAAAAATAATGACAAAATGCTTAGCCTTTCGCAAATAATATGAAAAAGGCTAGCAAAATGGCAAAATATTGTAAATCCACAAAAATGTGGTCAATTAAAAAGGTTAATAATAGGTAAGAAAATATAAGACACCTATTGGATAATTTAATTGAATAATCGATATGTACGGGCACTACCCCG